TCGGGGTTCTAACGACCTGTCTGGCAGGGTCAACAAAGCCTTGGATAACGCGGCGGTCAAGCAAATCGGACACAGCTTCCTATATGTGAACGGTACACACGGAGGCAGCAGTACGAATGTTATCTCTGTACCTGCGGATGAAATAGTCATCGACGAGTTGGACTTTTGCGACCAAGAAGTCGTACCTAACCTGCAATCTCGTCTGACGGCTTCCCGCTATCGGCGGTGGGCTTACGTCAGTACGCCGACATTGCCGAATTTCGGTGTAGACGCGAAGTTTCAGGTTTCCAAACGCTACTACAACCACTGCAAGTGCGAGCATTGCGGCAACTGGTTTGTCCCAAAATGGTTGGAACACGCCCGTATTCCGAATTTCGACGGGGAACTTTTGTCTGTAACTGCCACGGATTTAGCACACATCGACTGGCAGGGTACCAAGTTGCATTGCCCGAACTGCGGCAAAGTACCCAGCCTGCTGCCCGAACACAGGGAGTGGGTGTGCGAGAATCCTTTGGATAATTACGAAGCAGACGGGTTTATGATTTCGCCTATGGATGCGCCCGAGATTATCAGCCCCGCCGATTTGGTATCATGGAGTACGCGCTTCCGCAATAAGAATATGTTTATCAATTACCATTTGGGCGAAACCGCTGAGTCTTCCGAATCAGGTATCAACGAGACAGACCTGATGCGGATGAGAGAGGTGGGGCGCAACGGTTTGCAAGGCTTTAAAGTGTTCGGGCTGGATATGGGTACGACCTGCCACCTGACTGTCGGCGTTACAGACGGCATGGGCAAGTTGGTGGTTACAGAGTTGCACCCTATACGTTATACGGATTTGGAAGCCGAACTGGAAAAACTGGTACAGGTACACCGTCCGACCACGATAGTTGCGGACAGCCAACCTTATACGGAGACCATACACCGTTTGCAGCAGCGTTTTTATAACTTGTATGGTTCTGTCTATGTGTCGTCCAAAAATATGGAATCATTTAAGGTCATAGACCGTGAGGAAGACCGTCAGAAGACGCTTTTAGATGTGCGTCAGGTCAACGTTAACCGGAATTTGGCACTGAACCTGCTGATGGATGACATACGGTCGGGCAAGGTAGGTGTGAAAGAGCAGCCGGAGATTGGTACATTTGAAGTACATATGCTTGATATGAAGCGTATGGCGGCTCAAGGCGGTACGTTTACGGGGGACGGGGAAGCATCTGAACCTGAATCCTATACTTGGGTTAAAACCACAGGCAACGACCACTACCACCACGCTCTGCTGTACTGTCATATTGCCTCACAGATGGTACATCACCTACCTCAAGGCAGGGTGGCGATTGCACCGTTTGTATCGTCGTTCAGATTACGAGGGTGAGCCGCCTTGTATTTTGTCAACACAAAAATATACTAATATTGTACATATAACACAAATAGTGTATAATTGCATAAATTCTACAAGTTTGTGTTGACAGATGAAATTGCCTAGGATTCTGAAATTTCTGAATCGCGGCGAGCAGGCGGACAGCGGCTCGCCTAAAGGCACATCCAAAGTTGGTGTAACCAACCCAGCATCTGTCAAAGTCCCAAACTCCGTTCAAACTAGGGCTGCATATTTCAGCAGTGCGACAGTGGGCAGCGGGCAACCGCTTGCCAAACCCGACCGTTCCCTTATTAACACGGATATTACGACATACCGTACAGGCCGCAACACTGCGACCATTATCCGTGATTTCGCTATTGCTACCCCCGATTTGTCTGCTTCTGTGGATGCCTACATCCGCACTGCTGTTACGAAGAGTTATACGGCAGTGGCTAAAAATTTGGACGGTACGTTTAACGCGGATGCGACTAAAGCGTTGCAAACACTGCTGATTCAGTTGGACACGTTGAATAATTATGAAGAGGGATTTTCAACCACTCCCTCAATCCGTTCCGTTGCAGAAGCCTTGGCAAAAGAGATGCGCTATCACGGTGCAGCGGCTTTAGAGCTTGTCTTGGACAAGTCCCGACTGCCTGTGAAACTGCAACCCGTGGCGGTGGCTACCTTGTCATTCCTTTTGGAGAAAGACGGTATTGTGCCGGTACAGAAGGTCAGTAACGAGGAAATTAACCTTGATATACCGACCTTCTTCTACCGTGCCATCGACCAAGACTTGCTGACCCCTTATGCCAATAGTCCTATGGAAGCTGCTTTGCAGCCGGTGCTGTTTATGCAGGAGTTTTTAAACGACCTGCGCCGTGTGGTCAAGCAGGCACTTTACCCTAGGATGAAAGTCAAAATCACGTCTCAGGATATTATGGCTTCAATGCCTCCTGAGTACCGTGAGACCCCTGAGAAAACCCAACAATACATACAAGCTGTGGTTGATTCTGTTGCGGACGAAATCAACGGCCTGAACCCAGAAGACGCGCTCGTGCTGCTCGATACGTTGGATGTCGAGTATATGCACCGTGGCAATGCTTCGTTCGACACCGAGATTTCGGCGATGCGCGACATCATCAATGCCAAGACGGCTACCGGTGTCAAAACACTTCCGTCTATCTTGGGTCAGGGTTCTACTTCAAGCAATATCGCGTCCACAGAGAGCCTACTATTTATGAAGTCGGCTGAAGGTGTGCAGTTTGCGTTGAACGACCTGCTGTCCCAAGCTTTGACACTTGCTACAAGGCTTTATGGTTACGACGTATATGTAGAGTTTGAGTTTGAACGTATCGATTTAAGACCTGACAGCGAGTTGGAGGCTTTTCGTGCAATGAAGCAGTCCAATACGCTCACCCTGTTGAGTTACGGAATCCTCACGGACGAGGATGCGGCAATTAAGTTGACGGGGAAATTGCCGCCGGAGGGTGCGCCAAAGCTGTCAGGCACTATGTTTATGACTAATTCCACCTCCAATGTTCCGAATAACCCTTACAGCGGTACTTCCCAAGGTACGTTGAATCAGACTCTGAATTCCGACGCGCCTAAGAATGCCAAGGGTCAGAACGGTGGAAAGGACGGCAACCGATGATTATTTTAGACAATACCGAGTGGGCAGGCACTGAAGCGTCCCTGGCCGCCGCTGAAAAGATAGTTGCGGCGATTAACGCTTCCTCTAAAGACAAGCTCGATGGTTACGACGATGAGCCTTGCGGTTACAGGGTTTCAGACGGCATCGCTGTGATTGATGTCAAAGGCCCTTTGATAAATTACGACATTCCTGAGTTCTTCGCCTCGATGTTTGGAATTACTACCTACCCTTCATTGCAGAGACGTTTTGCATCGGCGGCAGCCGATAAGGAAGTTAACCGTGTGGTGCTGGATGTCAATTCCGGAGGCGGCAGCGTGTCCGGTTTGCAGGATACGGTCTTGGCATTGAAGGCTTTGCGTGCTGTCAAACCTGTCGATACCTACGCATCTGACAGTATGTGCAGTGCAGCCTACTGGCTGTGTAGCTGTTCCGACAGTATTACGATGTCCGAGGGTGGTACAACAGGCTCTATCGGTGTGATTATGGTGCATACCAGTGAGCGTGGTGCGATGGAAGGTGCAGGTTACAAACCCACCGTATTCCGTGCAGGTGCAAAGAAAGCCTTAGGTCATCCAGCCGAAGACCTTACTGACGAGGCTGCGGCTGAAATCCAAAAAGGTTTGGATTTTCACCATATGAGATTCAAATCCGCCGTTGCGGAAAACCGCCGTATGACCTTAGAGGGTATTACGGCTGTTGGCGACGGTCAGGTGTTTCGTGGCAACGAAGCTGTACACGCTGGCTTGGTTGACCGCTTGGGTACGTTCGACAGCGTGGTTAAATCCAAGGTATATGTTCAGACAGGCGGATATACGCCCCTGAACGCCGATATTGGAGTATCTGATATGACTTTAGATGAAGCTCTGGCCAAGGTTGGCGATTTGGAGGCACAGGTTTCGGCAGGTGCGACAGCCCTGCAAGCCGCCGAAGAACGCGCCGCCGCAGCCGAAAACCTGAAGGCTTCGTTGGAAGCCTCCAACAAAGCCCTGACCGCAGCATTGGCAACTTCCCAATCTGATGTGGAAGCCTACGCTGCTACTCTGGAAGCAAACATTAACGCTAAAGCGGCAGCTTTGCGTGTTGAGGTTTTGATTCCGGAATCTTTGGAAGGTAAGAAGGCAATGAATGCCCAACTTGAGGAGAAGTTCCAAGCGAAATTCCCTTCAGGTGGTGTAGCTGCCGTAGCAAATCCTGAAGAGGAAGCAGGAAAAGCCGAAGCAGAAGAACCTTCTTGGTTTAACCGTGTTATCCGCTAAGGAGAAAGATATGGCGAAAGTAAACTTGGGTATCCAGTTGGATGTTAATACCCGCAACGTTCAAGGTTGGAAGCTCGGTACAGAGACCAACCGTATTACCGACAACGACATCCACAAAGCCGTCGTATTCGACAAAAATCAGGATGGCGTGTTGGCATTGGCTTCAGACGGCAACGAGATTCGCGGCTTTATCGAATCTATTTCCCCGGCTTCTGCCGACGGCTTGACCTTCGGTTCTGTAGTCCGACACGCGGCAGGTGTGCGTTATTGGGTTACAGGTAACGGTTTGGCTAAGGGCGATTTGGTCGTGGCTGCTACACAGACCGCAGCAGGTCAGGCAAATACCCTGATGAAGCATCCGTTGGACAACCGTGGTTTGACCCCGGTTAAAAAGGGCACACCGTCCACATACAAATGGGAAGTCATCCGTGCCAAAGGTACAGACGTTTTCCTGATTGAAGCTATTTAAGGAGCAGGCACATGGCTAAAGCAATTTTATTCGGTCGCAACGGTCAGCACGAGATTTCCGTTGACGAGAAAGTCTACGAAAAGGCGCATGACGCAAAGTGCTCCGTTCCTCAATACTTGGAACGTGAGTACGGTAAAGATTTGGACGCGAAAGAGCACGGCACTGTGTTCAGTCAACTTCTTGCCCAATGTAATATGAATCTGAGTAAAGACCAAACCACTGGTCTTGGTTCGGCTACCCTCGGAGATATTTACAAAGGCACTGGACCAGCCGCCGCTACCACCCGCGATGCCGTACCGCTGTCCCGTATTTTGATGCCCGCTGCCGTACTGGAGTTGGTGGAACAGAACCGTATGGCAGATACCGCGTCTGACGTGCGTGCTTTTGAATCTATGATTGCTGTTGATACTTCTATTTCAGGCAATCGATACGAGCAGCCGGTTTTTGATGCAAGTGGTGCGGAGTCTCAAGAACTGAGTCGTATCGACCAACTTCAAGTTCCTAACATCATTGGTTCTTTGAAGGTTGCAGAACGTGCAGGCTCTATTCCGACCTACTCCTACGGTGTAGAAATTTCCGATGAAGCTGTCAAAGCAATGACTATCGACCAAGTGGCTATCTACTTGTCTCGATTGTCATCCGTACAGGCTGCATTGCAGGTCGATATGCACCTGAACACCCTTACTCAAGGGGATAAAGACCTTGGTCAGGCAGCATTGGTGGGCAAACAATCTGATGCCTACGACACTGCCTCTACCGGTGGTGTACTGACTCATCGAGCATATGTTAAATGGTTGCGCGAAAACCGCCGCCGCCGCACTGTAACTCATGTACTGTGTGATGAAGACACTTACTTTAAAGTCGTAGACCGCAAGGGTCGTCCGACAGCCAACACACTGTATGTTGAAGATAAGGAAATCCATGCTTACCCTCAACGTGTGATGAATTATGGCTTCCAAGAGCCTGAAATCTTCATTGTGAATAACGGTGTAATCCCAGCCAATACCTTGGTCGGTTTGGACAGTAAGTTTGCCATCGCCCGTATCCGCAACACTGAAGCGAACTATCAGGCAACTGAGGAACTCGTGATGCGTAAGGGCAAACAAATGCGTTTCGACTCAGGTTCGGTTACTTACCGTCTTGACGATTCCGCATGGACTGTACTGAACATCAAGTCCTGATGATTAAGGTAAAGCCCACTTAGGTGGGCTTTCTGCAAGCTGATTTTGTAAACGGAGATGTAAATATGAAGGTTTATACAGCCAACAAATTTCCTTTGTGGGATGCGGAAAACGGCATCTACATTACCGAGACCCCTGTTGAAGTTAATACCTCCGAATGGCTGGTAGCCCAACTTACTGCGGGCGTACTGGTAGAGGTCAAGGAGGCTAAGGCAGCACGCAAGTCTAAAGAAGAAACAGCAACCCCTGCGGAGTGATAAATGGGGGATATTCAGGATATTGGAGCACTGTATGACGAGTATGAGGAAACCAGTAAAGGTTTGCTCTTTATAGAGCCATATGGTGTTTTAACCACGGCGGACGAGGTTCGTGCGGTGTTCGGATTGTCAGAGGCCGAGTTGCCTACCGATATGTTGACACAAAGCCTGTACGCCAAAGAGGTTTCAGCCGGATTGTCAGCCATAGAGCCTGAGATGCAGACATTGTGGTCTGAGAGACAGGCTGATGCAGGCTTTGTCGGAACGGTAGGAACCTTCGCCCTGTATTGCGTTGCCAATAAGATTTGCGACGTACTCCCCCTGATAGTAGCGAGAACGCTGACAGACTCTAAATCCACGTTTCAGCGTTTCGATATAGACCTTCAGGCAGTGATAGCAGGGATACGCTCAAGGTATGCACAAGCGATTCAGGCTTTGAAAGATGCGATTGCCAAGACACAAACTAAGAAGTTGGTTCTTCCGGCATTATTTGGTTCAGGAAAACCTGTTTATGACCCTGTTTTAGGACGATAGACGTGAAGTTTGAGTCTGTATCTAGGAAGTTTGACAACACTTTGATGTGGGATGCCTACAGTGGCAAACCATTAAAGTTTCGGTGTCAAATCACTGCATGGGATGCTCCTCGTAGGGATGGCCTGACAACGGTTCGGCGGTCTATGTCTGTCGACGCTGGGTTTATACCTCCCTCGCGCAGGGGGATTATTGCAGCTAGGCAGTTTTGGATTATGTCCCATCAACCGGCGCACGACACATGGAACGGTAACGTACACCGTGCAGGATACATCCTGCAACAGGCAACTCCTGCCGACATATTTAATACTGAGGATTTACTGTCTTCAGACGGCAGAGGTACGGTTTCACTTGCTTCCCGTGTTTGGGTTAAAGACGTTAAAGACATCACTACAGAGTCTGAACAGCAAAGCCAGTATTTGATTTATTTCGCCGTCGGAGAAAGTGTGCGGGAGTCTGATTTTGTCATGATTTCAGAACGGCTGCACATCGTCAGAAATTTGTACGAGTCGGCAGCAGGGTTTTTAACCGCAGAGTGTAATGAACTTGAACCCGACTGTATCGTCGGGGTCTCGTTGGTTTCCAAAGGTCATTATAACCCTGTTAAAGAGACCTATGAGGATACGTTAGGGGAAAATTTCCCTGCTGTCCGTATGAATTGGAAGGATGACTACTCCAATCATATGCCTAGCTTTAGTAAAGAAGAAGTTGGAGATAAACGGCTGAGGGTTTCGAGGGAGCATTCGCAATTCGTGAAAATGGACTCCAGACTGCATTTTGACGGGAATTATTGGACTGTTACTGGTATAGATAAGCGGCTGGATGGGGCTGTGTCTGTTTCAGTGAGGAGGGTTTGATGTCTAAAACTAAGTTCAGGATTACCACAAAACAGACAAAAGGTTCGGACAGGCAGATAAATCTGTTTGCCGAGCAGGTAAGCGGCAAGATAGCACGCCGCACCCATAAGGCGGTCAAGGTATTTCTCGATTTGGCCACAACGTATACACCAAAGTATTCAGGGGAAGCTACGGAGTCATGGGCTGTGCAGGTCGGTATGAGTGGGACTCATAAACTTAGCGGTTCTTTTGGCACGCTTCCACTTGAAGTTCAAGCTCCTGAATACGAATACGGTATTTACGATGCGGGCGCACCTGCTTTGAACAAGCGCGTTACCCGTGAACGTTACAATGAGGTTAAGTCTACTATTTCCTCTTTTCTCAAGAGTAATAAGAAGATAAAGCTAAGTTTCTTCAATACCTCACCGCAATCCGAGTTGTGGTTGGATGAATCGGGAGATACAAAAGGTATTCTGAGGTCTGTTAATGAGGACTACTACACTTATAGGGATTTAGATAGTGTGTTTAAGGCACGGATGAAATCAGAGGAGGTTTATTAATGGATAGACTTGCTTTCCGCAATGATGTGTTCGAGCGTCTGACTTGGAGATTTGGCAATCGTGATGATTGCAGGGTCTTCTATGAAAACGGCCCTAATGTTGATATGAACACATCCACACTACCTGTTATCAGTATGGAAATTTCCTATATAGACTCGGTACAGGCGGAATTTTCAGGAGACCCCCTGATTAAAGATGTAGGGGAAATCCTGCTGACGGTTCTAGTAAAAGAGTCGTCAGGAAATTTGAAGGCATTGGAACTCCGTGAGGAGTTGACAACGCTTTTCCAGCGGCAGAATTTGAGCGGTGCAACGCTCAGTGTTGCCAAATTGTTGCCCAATTCTAAGCTGGTAAAAGGTTGGGTTGGTTACAGGACGGTTATCCCGTTTTGGCATTATCATCATTAATCTAGGAGTATTGCTGTATGGCTAAAGTACATTCCACATCGTTTAACCAGCTTTCGTACATCCCTGAGACCGTAGCTGGCGAAACCCCCACGGTAGGTAAAGGTATCAACCTTCGTTGCACAGGTGAGTCTCTCAATATGGAAGTGTCGAAGGAGACTTCCAAAGAATTGAATTCGACCCGACAAACCGCCAGTATGTTCCTGACGGACGCACAAACCGCCGGTGATACCAACTTCGAGCTTTCTGTCCGTGAATATGACCCGTTCTTCGAGGCTGCCCTGATGGGTACTTGGGCAGGCACACCTATCGACGGTATTAACGCAGGAGGTGTTACCTTTGACAAGGGTGCGAAAACCATTACCTTGACCAATGCTTCCACTCTGGCAGCGGGAGATTATTTCACGATTACCGGCACTGGGCTGAAGCCTGAAAACCGTGGCCCGTTTGTCGTGAAAACCATCGACGGTGCAAAAAAAGTCATTACCGTTGATGCAATGTTGGAAGACCAAACCTTGACCAAAGGCCAACTGTTCTCCGGCAAACTGGAAAATGGCACTACCCAACGCTCTTTCTCTATTGAAAATGCGTTTACTTCGGCAAACAAATCCCTGCTGTACAAAGGTATGCAAGTTGACAAGTTCAATATCAGCTTTGAACCTTCCGCAGCGGTTACCGGCTCATTCTCCTACATCGGTACGGTAATGGAAGACGGCGAAGGCAATATGTTGGGGGATAAAACTGACTACACGCCAAGTCAAACCGGCTCTATCATCAACACCGTAAACGGTGTGAAAGAGGTGCTGTTTAACGGCAAGACTGTTGAAGAGTCCGTAGGTTCGGGCGGTGTAGGTAAAATCTCTCTGGAGTTTTCCAATAATCTCAAGGGTGTGAAATCTTTGGGCGTGTTGGGTAACTCCGATGTGATTGCAGGTACGATTGCCTGCTCCGGCTCTTTGGAACTGCACTTCAACGACTTTAAGGTTGTGAAAGAGGTGCTGAAACAGACCCGCTTCCGTGTCGAGTTCCCTGTCTATGACCAAGACGGTCATGGTTACGCCTTCGTATTGCCTAGTGTTGAACTTTCTTCGCCTAAAACCAATGCAGGCTCTCAGGATGAGGTTGTTGAGACCGAGATTGAGTTTACCGCATTGATGCACCCTGAATTGCGTAAAACCATTCAGATGTACCGCTTCTAAGCAGAACCGCCCGAAAGGGCGGTTTTACTATTTCTGCCACAGACAGCCGGGTTTTGCCCCAATTCCCAACCGCGGACACAAC